CATTTGAATCTGCGTAATCAGCCGTGTTTTCTGCGCTTACATCCGTACCGCCTGGGCCTGTCTCACCCCCGCCACCACCACCGCCATCTCCGCCCTCATACAGACGGATTTTCCTGTTGCCGCAATGTTGGAACCCAAGCGGATGGAGGTCTGGTATGTCAAGCGCCCAGAGGCTATTTCTTCTCATAGAGCCGCCTCAAACACGGTGTACTTCTTTTTGAGACCGAATTTTTCAGACAGCCGCACAATCGAATCGCGCCCCGCTGCCGCTACATGCGTAGCTCCAGCACTTTTAAGCAACGTCTTGAATTGCTCAAAACCTTCATCGGTAGCGATCCACTCTCCGCCCATGGCGTTAATGAACGCCACACGAGCGTTGCGTTGATTCTGAAATACTACTGAAGTAGCTCCAATGATGAAGCCTTCTTTTGTAACTTTGTAAAGAGAAGCTCTGTTTTGACCTAAGTCAGCCCTTAGCTGATCAAGGGTCATCTCTGCGCTGCCGCCTTGATTGAGAGCATCAGCTAAGAATTTCGCCACCGTGTCCCACTGTTGGTGGACAAAGTTAGTCGGCACATACTCGACTTTCATTCTTGGCTCACGCTTTACTGGTTATTGATCTGACTGACTGCGTTCATCACCGCAGCGGCCCAGTCTTGCCAGTCATCAAACTCGTCCGTCATAGGAACGCCTTCTTGGTTGAAGGAGCCGATCGCACTCAGACCGTCTCCCCAGGCTTTCCAGTCCGTGTCTTTGTTGGGTATCTCAAGGTTGTTCGTCGCGTATAGCTCGCACATCAAGCAAGCCCACGACTCAAACGTGTGATACCTCGGGTCGTAGACAAGAAGATTCGACACTATCAGTACCCACGAACGTCACCGATGTCGGCACTTAAGATCACCTTACCTAACTGGTAGTTGCCACCGACCACGTTAGATTGGAACTTTAAGCGAAGCTCCCGGCGCTGCTCTTTCATGTCGATTTTGTTCGTATTTGAGTCGAATGTATAGGGGCCAGTCGTACTGTCTTGGCTCTGAGCATAGGGCCTACCCGTTACGAATAGGTTCATCTCCCCAGTCATCAAGAAGTCGGGTTCGACCCGCTCGAGCCTGAGCCACCTGTTCGCCCCTTCCGGAGCCGGTTGAGACGGGCCACCAGATACCCAACCCAAGTCATTTGTCTCAAACGAGCTTTCAATCGCTGTAACACTTTGCTTGTTGACATAGTCTGTCCCAATCTCGTGCTGTAGCACTTTAATTAACCCAGGTTCGGTGCTATACGTCACAGTCTCCGTAGCCGATCCTGTAGCCGCCGCTGATAGCTCCACCACTTGAGCGTAGATGGCCGACACCAAAACAGCAAAACCAGATCCAGAACCCCCAAGATCCGCAGCATCCGCACTCAATGAGTCATTCACTTCGTAGTTGACGCCCACTTTTGTCACCGTGACCGCGGTTACAACACCCCCGGCCACCGTGATAGTCGCCTCTGCGTTAAAACCAGCGCCGCCAGTCAGTGCCACGCCTGTGTATGTGCTGTTCACATACCCAGATCCCGCTGTAATAGCACCCAACGTCTTGATGCCACTGGCCCCTATACCAACTACTGTAGTTCCTGATGGTATGTTTGTTGAATCAACAATCAACGATGTAGCAATTTCGGTGTGGTAAGTGTCATAAGAAATGAACTCACTACCGTTGACCACGTTTGAACTAACACTGAGAACCTCTATCTCTTCAGATACTTCCCAATCTGCCATCACTGGGTAAGCAAACACTTGAGAGAAGTATCCTGCCGATCTTCTGGCCCCTAGAGCCTCGCCAGCGTCATACCAAGTGCCTTCTCGCACATTAAATATGATTGCATCAGTGCATTCAATAGCGTTACCTTTAGGGTACAACCACCAAATCTCACCAAAACGAGGCACTTTTGTTGCCCAAACCTTTTGTCTTTGGGCGTAGTTCAGGTTGTCAAAGAAGTAGTTCTGGTTCATGGCGTTCGGGATCTCTTTGACCACCCCGTTGTACAGCATGAACCTATCTACACCGCACCAGTAGTACACACCGTCATACTCAATCACGCTTTGCGAAGACATGATCGAGCTTTGACTGGAGATGATGTCGTACCGCCAATACGTAGGAGCTGCAAAATTGGCGGTTCCCGCCACACCAAGTGACTGCGGGGCGTAGGACACCCGAACCACGCTATCCAGGCTCCAAAAGAGACCAGAAGGGCTGTTAGAGCCACCTCGCACCGGAAGACCCTGAACGATCTTTCCCGTGGCTACGTTGACCTCGTTCGCATCGGCAGACACCCAGTCTTCAGGATCCCCCGCCGAGCAGTTCTTCAACAATCCATTGTTCCCGTACACAAAGATGTACGGATGCAGAACCACCACGCCGCCAGACACCGATACGTTGTTGTTGAACGTGGCCGTCACGGATCCAGAACCCGTTGCCGCCTGGGACATCGTGATGTTCACACCAGACACGGAGACAACTGTCGTCCCTGATGGGATGTTCGTGCCCGTGATAGTTTGACCCGCTCCAATCTTGACGTTTGACGCAGCAAGAACTGCAGTCGTAGTCGCATTCAGCGTCACCGTGTCTGTAAAAACACCAATTTGAGACAGCGCGGTTCCGTTGATGTTGCCGATGAGTACGGGTGTGTTCGCCGTGCTGTCAACCGCTGCAAGGTTTTGACCAGGATGAGCAACTATTGAAGCTACCCCTCCACCCACATCGTAGAACCCGTCAAACTGCCACAGATTCAAAGGGCTAACAGTGAAGTTCGACAGCGTCAGCTCGGTAACACCCGCACCGATTCCGTTGTCGTCAACGACAAGCTCTTGCAGGCCGTCGCTATAGCCACTGAAAATGTAGTTGAAGGCGTTTTGAGCGTTAACCCAAATGCCTCGAGATGGGCCATTGATCTGATCGGAAATAACTCGGTAGCCGCCTATCTTTCTAGGACGCCCACGCTGGAACCTCACCCACTTGCCATCCGTGTAGAACTGCTTATCGAATAGCGTTCCATCCCGCTGGATGCCTGATTGCGTATCAAGAGCGAAGACCTTTTGAGTCATCAGAACACCCCGGCCGATATGCCTGATGTGAAGTTCCCTGAACCTGTGACCTCAAGACCCGTGGCTTCTACCAACGCCACTTGATTGCCCAAGATGGAGATCCCAAACTGACCGGCAGCGGGTCTATACACACCAGTAGATGTCTCAGAGGCAAACGACAACGATGGGCTACCTACTGATCCGTCCACCAGCGTAAAGGCTGTACCGCCTGACACCACCGTGGATGCGTTGAACAGATTGACCGAGTCACAAATCAGAATCGCCTGTTCGTTAGGCTGGACAATCGCAGATGCACCTCCGCTAACGCCTGTCTCTAGCGTCACGGTGTAACCGGCAATCGTTCCGTCCGTTTGGTTCGTAACGTAATAAACCGCAATCGTCTGCGGCACTTCAATCGTTACGTTGCCAGTCAACGTCCCGGTGAACTTTTGAATGGGATTGGCGGCTTCAGCAGCCGTCAATGTATAAGTTCCAGTGACAACCGCCTTTGTGTTCTGTGTGAAGTTAAAGTTTGTAGACTTGCCAACTCCAACAGTAAAGAACGCACTCCCAGAACAGCAAATGATTGCCGAATCTGCAGGCTGAAGGTCAAGTGACGATGTCCCGTTAATCAACTGCCCACCACTAGGAGCGACGTTCAACGTGCCCGTTCCGTTATTTCTTACTAGAACAAACCAGTTGTTTGCCAGAGTTCCCGCAGAAGTAAGCGTTAGCGTTCCAGCGCCTGCAGTCCATACAAGTGTTTTCGCCCGATCTGCCGCAACAGTCGTGTAGTTACTCGAAAAAGTCGTAACTACATGAGCGCTATTGAGAGTCGAGCCAAGTGCGGTTAATCCAAAGCCAGCAAGAGTAGCCGCATCCGCGCTTGAAGTACCAGTGCCAAACGAGATGTTTGACCACGTTCCCGCAGTGTTCGCGTTTGTGGTGATGTAGATGTACCGAGACTGGCCTGCAGCGATCGTGATGATCGTGTTGCCGTCGTAATCCGCTACCGTGAAGGTGTCCGATCCGACGTTTCTGATCAGCGCATCTTGGCCTACAGACGCTTGATTAGCAGGCGGCATACGAAGCGTCAAACTGCCAACAGTGGCAGTGACGTTCATGATCCGCGCAGCGTAGTCGTCTGTTGCGTTACCGTTAATCGGCCATTCAAGCGTCGTGTTCGCCGACAGCGTAATAGAGCGGTACGAAACGTCAGTCGGCTGGATGACGTTGCCGGTGAAGGGGGAATTGAAGCTCATTTAACTGTCCTTCGCCACAGATTGCCGATCCCCAATACGAAGCACATCCTCGACCTTCAGCACTTCCATGATCTGCATGTACTGCTGCTGCCACATCGGGATGCGCTCATCGTTTTTCAGGAACGGCATGGCCTGCAAGAGAGAGCCATACAGAAGCGCCTGGGGAGCATAGATCGTGAACCAGTTCGTCTGATTGGACGAATCCAAAGGCTGCACACGTTCGTAGTACAGCACTTCGTAGTTGTACGCCAGATCAGGTGTAGGAGCAATCAGCCAGTGCGTGTAGTCGTAGTCGCAGTAGAACTTCGGGACTTCAGTCAAAGCCGGATCCGGCCAGTACTCTCGAAGGTACTCATACTTGCGCAGGAACACAGGCTGGCGTTTGCCGTCAACCGTGACGTTGATAGACACCGTCTTGCGCCACCGGGCCGGCTTGTCTACCGTGGCCTGCCCAGGCACCATTGTGCTAGTGG